ATCCTCTGTATCCTCTGTATCCTCTATATACTGAAGTGGGGTGAATGGGGGGTCAATGACACCCACAAGTTCCCCCTTGACGCATGGTGATTCCCTCCGCATTTGAGAAGCATGCCCGACATGGTGTTGGGTTGATACTTTATTTATATTATGCCTAGAGGCGATTCATACGATCTTCAAGGTCAAGGCGGTGGACAAGTGTACAACGCTGGTGGCAGTGCTGTAGGCCCGTTCCGTTGGGTTCAGTTTGTGAACGACACGGTGTTGAGTGCCATTTCTGCGCCTAACCTTACGGATTCTGGTTCCAAGTTGATTACCATTACGATCCCTGCTGGGTTTGGCCTTGGTGGTACGATCAACAGCTTTGCCGTGACATCTGGTACTGTTATTGGTTACCGCGCCTAATGTCGCAGTTTCGGTCTACTGGTGGGCTGGATGACTCGATTGCCGAAGATGGTGATCGTGGGTTTGTTGGCGTGAATCAGCGGTTGCAGCTAAACCAGTTAAAGGCTGGAGAGGTAAGGGAGTCCTTGAACGGGCGCATGGAGGGTTACTGGAAGCCACGCAAGGTGGTGGTTTCTAGGACTGGTGCGTTGACCGTTGGCGGTGAGCCATTGCAGTTGCCATTCTACTTGATCGATGTTGCCAAGACTATATCTGGCGTAACCGTACCTAGCACTGGGACTATACGAATCACGGTGTCCAGTCACGGATTTCCCGCTGGATCATCTGGATGGGCTAGAGTCGCGGGATTGGACGCTGCGGTAAATGGGGACTATTTGCTTTCCTATGTAAATGCAAACACATTGGAGTATACCGTGGCTGGAGTTACCACCGTTGCGGATGTTAATGGCACGCTCTCCCAGATGCCGATTAACGATGCAGCTAACGCCAATGTCCGAGCCTCCTGCTTGTTCAGCGATCCCAACTCCAACAACAAGGAGTTTGTGATTGTGGCGTTGGATACTGTTGCCAAGAAGATTGACTTGGCTGCCGTCGAGTCTAATTCCGCCTATGTTCCAGAGAATATCCCATATCCAGCTGGAACTGCCTTGGGTGCGGATACCGACATGATTCAAGTGTTCGACAAGGTGATGCTATTCCGAGAGGGGCAACAAGCATTGGAGTGGTATCCTAATGGCAGACCTATTCTTTCTGCGTCACAGAGTGGAACCACCGTTACGATGAGCGTTCGTGAACATGGGCTTGCGGCTGGAACATCTGTGGTTGTCGCCGGGCTAACTGGTGGTACTCCAGCCAACGGAACATTTACGGTTCTTTCTGGCGCAGGGCTAACTCAAGACCAGTTCCAATACACCTTTACTACAAGTCAGACACAGACCTTTGGGGTGGCTGCCGCCACCATGACTGACGGTTTCACCTTCTCTCCGGGCGGGGCTTACACTCAACCACAAGTATTTAACTCTAGTGGTAACCAAGTTTCGGTTTCTAATGGAGAGGTTTCCTTAAACCTTGGCGTATCCAATGATACAGTATTTGCTGGTGATGTTATTAGGGTTTACGAAAGCACGGTTCCAGAATTTTCTGCAATTGTTGGAAAAGACTTTCAAGTGTCGTCTGCAACGCTGACAAACATAAAATTTTTTGCGCCTGTGGCAAATATCACTGCAAGTGGCTCCACTGGTCAAATTGAGTTTGGTGGCAGGTTCAGCGAGGGCGGTGGGTTCATGCATCAACCGGGTGCGCCTTGGGGTATTCACTTCCAACGCCGCCTGTGGGTTCCGTACTATTACGACCAGTCTGGGGCTTACAACGCAGTCACCTACACCGACCGCAAGATCACAGATGAGATTGCCGTATCCGACATTCTTGACACCACCACCTTTGACCAGATCGAAAACCAGTTCCGTATTTCTGGTGGTACTGCTGACTATGTGGTTGGGATGCACGGGTTCTATGACGATGCGTTGATTGTCCTCAACAGAAACAGCATCCACCAGATTAAGGGGACGCAGGGGACTCTTCTGGACACTAGGGTTACAGAACTAACCTCCGAAATTGGCTGCTTGGCTCGCAAGTCCGTAGTGATGAGGGCTAACACCATGATGTTCCTGTCGGATGATGGGGTGTATGGTGTGGAGTTCCTTAACGATTACAACCTTCGCGGGGCCGAGGAGCCAATTTCAAAGAACATCCAGCCTTACATTGACAGGCTCAACAAGGATTTGTCCAACAGGTCAGTTGGAATCTTGTTTGACAACAGGTATTACCTAGCTGTTCCGCTGGATTCCGCTCCGGGCATTAACGATGCTCGCGGGAACAACTCAATCTTGGTGTACAACTTCCTAAATGGAGGCTGGGAGTCGCTAGACACCTTTGGTAACGATAGTTTTTTGATCGAAGACCTTATTGTTGGTTCAGCGGGGGTGCGAAACAACTTGTATGCTGTGACCGCTAACGGCGGGTTGCACCAATTGGAGGCGTTTGATGACTCTAATGACACTATCAGCGTGTCTAATCTCTATGATGCTAAAACATCATCACCAATTCTTTCTAAGTTAATCACCCGCGGTTACGACCTTGAGACATTGGAGCGGAAAAGGTACACGGATTCACAGATTACAATGCAGGGGTTGCCCAGCCAAAATTCTGAATACCTAATTGAGTTCGCCGCTGAAGACCCAGACAACTCATCGACTATTGGAACTACCACTCAATTTCTTGATGGACAAATCCTACAATCAACCAACCCATTGGAGGCTGAAACAGCAAGCATTAGGTGCAGGCTTGGTGGTATTAGGGGCTATACAGGAACCATGATCTTGACAAGGACACAGGGTTCAGCCAAGATAAACTCAATCAAAGTTGCTGGATCAGTAACGAATAGACAAATTATCTCACAGAAATAAGTTATGGGAGCAGTTGACACTACTTACACTTTTACGGCTACTGACACAATCACTAGCGCAAAGATGAATAATATCATCGACCAAACCACGATGACCTCTGACGCGTGTTTGTCAGGTGGTGGCCTTCAGGTTGCGTCTGGACAATTAAGTATTGCCAATAGTGCAATAAACAACAGCCGACTTGCGACCGACTCCGTAACTTCGGCAAACATTGTAGATGGAACTATCGTAAATGCTGACATTAACGCATCAGCTGCTATTGCTGGTACGAAGATTTCGCCAAACTTTGGAGCGCAAGCTATTACCACTACAGGAGATGCAGTAACTGGAACATTGTATCTGTCGCGGCAAGACGCATCTACAGAAGGAGGAGAGGTACAATTTAGAAAAGCATTTGATGCTACTACAGCATTTACTATAGATTGTAATGGAGCCGGGCATTCTCCAAATTTAAGAATTTTTGGGACAACTGGACAGGTTGCTACAATTACCGCAAACGGTAATGTAGGGATTGGTACTAGTAGTCCACAAACAAGACTACAGGTGGCTGGTGGAGCAGTTAGAATTGAAGCCCATGCTGGAGAGGGTGGACAACTTGAATTGCTAAACGCTGCCAATAATGACATTCAAGCTATTTTTGATGTAGATCCTAACGATCTTACTAGACTTTGGACATTGCCATACGAACCGCTTTCACTGGGAACCGCTAGTGGGGAAAAAATGAGAATAGCTCCAGATGGCAATGTCGGCATTGGTACAACCACTCCAAGCACTAAACTTGATGTCAACGGAACCGTAACCGCAACCGCATTCTCTGGGCCTTTGACTGGCAATGTAACTGGCAATGTGACTGGCAATGTGACTGGTTCATCTGGGTCGTGTACTGGTAACTCTGCAACCGCTACATTGGCTACAAAGGCATCAACGCTTTCTAATGGTGGCGGGAATGGTTCTGCAATGACTTTCAACTGGAGTGGTCAAGGAGGTCAGCCAACTTGGTTGTGGGGCGGAAATGATGGTAGCAATATGTATGTTTGGAACCCATCCAACTTCAGCGTCAACTATGCAAATAGCGCAGGATCGGCAACCACCGCCTCCACCGTAAGCAACTCCGCTATTACCGCAGCCAAGCTAGATGGCAACCAAAGTGGTTCTGCTCCTATTTATGGGGTTAGGGCTTGGTCTGTATTTGCTGGGTCAACCGCTGGGGTTACATCACAATTTGGAGGAAATGTCACCATAGCAAGAGTAAATGTTGGGAGGTATACCGCCACATTTGATGCGTTAACTCCAATGCCAAATGCCAATTATTGCGTTGTCGGGACTGCAAACAATGACACAGCAGCTAGTAACGATAGCGGAATGATTATCGCAGTTAGATCAAAAACAACAACATCTTTTATTATGGATATTACAGATCCAACTTCAAATACATATTTCGACCCCAAAGACGCAAATATAATGGTAATTGGATGAACCAGCACATAGCAAAAGCAATAGCAACATATGAACCTTGATCTATCACACATCGACCCAGATGTACTCGCTACCTGTAGCGAGGTGGATAAGGTTGAGTATGCGATGTGCAAATCTAATGAGAAGGTTGAATGCCCATTGACTCATTTATTTACGCCGGGTCTTTACACAAGAACAATCTTTATGCCTGCTGGGTCGCTTATTATGTCAATGACTCACAGCACAAGGCATCCATTTATTATTAGTGTTGGCGAGGTTGATGTGATTTCACCAGAGGGTTCTGTAACTTATGTAGCTCCGTATATGGGCATAACCCAGCCGGGAACAAAAAGGTTTTTGCATGTAAAAAAGGACACAACATGGACGACATTTCACACTAATCCCAAAAATTTGGTAGATCCAGACCAAGTTGGGGAAGATATTCTTGAAAAATGTAGTAATCCACTAATTGATGAGAATCACCCAATGCAAAAGCCTTGGAGCAAAAATGAATCAAATTCAACAATTATCAATGCTATTGGAGATGTTATGACAATCGAAGAACTAAATACAAATAACAAGGAGGAAGATCAATTATGTCTTGGGTAGCAGTAGGTACGACAGTAGTTGGTGGCGCAGTGTCCGCCTATGGTGCATCTCAAGCAGGGAAGGGTGGAGGCCCAGCACCTGCGCCAGTTGATATATTCAAAAAAAACAAAAAAACTGGTTTAAGTATTTCCGACAAACAGCTTGCGGGAACCGTTGGGTACTACGGCAGTGCACTTCCGAAATTTCTAGACCTTAACAAGCAGTACTCCCCAGAGTTCATCAAACAGGGTTTTGAGTTTGGTCAACAAGGAGTGACTGGATTCCAAGGACTTCGTGATCTTGCCGCTGGTGGCGAAGCAGATGCAATGGCTCGACTCCGTGAATCTGAGCTTGGCACAATGACCGATCAGGCTGGAATGACCCGTGGACTCATGGAGTCACTTTCCCCAGAGCAAGCGGCGCAAGTCGCAAACATGCAGGACTTGGCAAGCCAAGCCGCGGGTGCTGAGGCTGGATATGCTGGGCGCATGGGGGAGGCACTTGGAATGTACGGGATTCGTCCGCAAGAGTTCGGGTCAACTGTCACTAGTTCCAACCTGTCCCCTACCGCAACACAGCGTGGGGTACTTAGTTCTACGGTTACACAGGGAGGTCTACTTAACCCCACCATCCAAGCGGCAGAACAGGACGCTTCAATGGCGAACCAGATGGCGCAAGAAGCATATGCTCGTCGCGGGACACTTTCCTCGCAGGAACAGCGTTCAGCGCAACAGACGGCACGGGAGGCGGCACAATCGGCTGGAAGGCTGGGTGGTAATGCTGCCATTGCCGCAGAGATCCAAAACCGTGAAGCGGCACTAGCTGGGCGCAGGGCGCAAGCATCACAGGCTGGACAGCAGGCATTTGAGCAGCGTCAGAATCTTGCAAACTTGAGATTTCAAGAACAGCAAGGGCTATTTGGGCAACAAGCACAAGCCAGAGGTATCCGCACCGCAGAAGAACAGGCATTGTTCAACCAGCAACTGGGTGCTAGAGATCAAGCATTGCAACA